CGTAATTAGTGGAATTGCTCTAATTATCAAAGGAAACGTAATTGAAGGCGTAACCGCCATTACTACCGGCCTTGGCCTGGGTATGGCTAAAGATCACGATAACGAATGATAACGGCCGCCAGCAACAAGTGGGGAGATTTTACCCGGCATATTTTACGTTGGGAAGGTAAAACAAGTAGTGATCCTAGGGATACAGCTGCCAGTTGTTATCCTGGCGGCATCCATACGAATAAAGGCGTAACCTTTTGTACCTTCAAAGCGCTGGCCGGCAAGCTGGGTATATCTCCTATTACTCACGCAAGGTTTTTAAAATTAACCGATCAGGAAATAGGACGGTTTATCTACGAATTCTATAAAACCGTACGTGGATCAGAAGTAGCGGATAGCGTAGCCCTGGCAATGACTGAAGCCGCCTGGGGATCAGGGCCAGGTCGGGCATTTCAGCACCTACGCGACAGCGTTAAGGATCTAGGAAAGCCAGGCGCCAGCACTAGCCAGGCAATACAATCGGCTAACCAGGTAAGCGAATCACAGCTATTTAAGGCCTATCAAGCCCGGCGAGAAGCATATATCCGCAGTTTAGGTAGCCAGCCAAGTTATTCGGCCTTTTTAAAAGGATGGCTGAACCGGTTAAAGTCATTTAATACAGTATTTAAGCCGGTAACTACATTTTTACCACTTTTTTTTTTGGGGATAATCCTCTTAATTACTAAAAAAAGTTAGTGTTTTTTTTGGTGGTATCGTTTTTTGTCCCAATTTCGGGATGACAAACGATTTTAATTACTTAAACAAAGCACTATGCAAGACAGTTTATTTTCTGACCTGGGGCAAATTTTGCCCCATTTAGCCGAATTGCAAAACAAGATTGAGTTTTTGCGCACATTAGCCAAGTCCCTTGATGACATTGGCGAATCCCATTTTATTATTAAATATCCGGATGGCAAAATAGTAGTATTGGGCCAGGATATTATACCTTTTAATTTAGGCCAGGAGATCCGAAAACTAGTTGAGGATAGCATTGATGAATATCAACGCCAGCACGAAAACCTAAACCGCCTATTTAATGACACAAATCATTGAACTAGCCGAGATCTTTTTATGGATCTTTTTTGGCCTTTACCTTTGGTTTTTGTGGGACTACTACAATACCAGGAAAAAATACTAATCAAAACCGGTGGACGGCGGCATACCGAACAAAACAAACGATGGAAAACAAATACAACGATCCAGCATTTCCCCCACAATTTGCCCAGGACAGTTTAGGCCGTATTTTGGCCCCGGTACCTGGAATGAGCAAACTTGAGTTTTTTAGCTTGTTTTTGCTACCTACTTATTTAGACATTCACCAGCGCCAGGATATTTCTATTAAAGGCAGCAAAGTTACCCCTTACGATGCCGCCATTGAAGGCGCAAACCAATTACTTAAACGCTTAAACCCACAAGAAAATGAAAAGCCGTCTTTGCAAATTGTTAGCTAGTCCAGGACTACACCTGGCGCTGGCACTAATTGCCGCGCTAGTTTATTGCGACCTTATGAATAGGTATTGACAACCGGGGCCGCTAGTCGGCCCCAATTTTTTTTTTAATGACAAACGATTTACAAAGCATATTGATTGAACGAATATTCAATCCGTCTAATGAGCCGCCGCCGGAGGATGTTTTACTAACTATTAACGGCAAAACAATTGGAACGGCCGGAAACTATGTCGTTTATTCCGGCCAAGCAAAGGCCGGCAAATCTACTTACCTGGGCGCCACAATATCTAGCGCATTTTTACCGGAATATCAAGATAGTTTTGGAATTAAGTTAAAGCCCCCAGCCGAACGCCCGATTGTGGCCTATTTTGATACGGAAAGCAGCCAATACGATTTTTTTCGTCAGATGGCTAGGATCAAAACAATGGCGCAGCTAAAAAGCTATCCGCTAACCCTAGATGCGTTTTCTATGCGCCAGGATGGCCCTAGTAAAATCCGAGCATTAATTCGGCACTATTTAGAAACTACGCCAAAATGCAGCATTTTAATAGTGGATGGATTTTTGGATCTATGCCTTAATTACAATGATGAGGTGGAAAGCCGGAAGCTGGTTAATTGGTTTAAATTAATTACAACAAAATTCAACATTTTACTAATTGGAGTATTGCATTTAAGTAAAGGAAACGCGGAAACCCTGGGCCACTTGGGCAGCAATTGCGACCGGTGGGCGCAATCTACCCTAACAATTGAAAAAAACCGGGAAGCGAAACAGTTTGTACTAAAGCCAAAATTTTTGCGGAGTTCCGATGATTTTGAGCCGATAGCTATTTGCAATTTTGACGGCCGATGGACACAAATCCCATATGAGTTTACAATTCAACAAACATTCAAAAACCCTAAAAAATGACACACGGATCACTATTTTCTGGCATTGGAGGGTTTGACCTTGCCGCTGAATGGATGGGATGGGAAAATAAATTTCATTGTGAATGGAACGACTTTGGTCAAAAGGTTTTAAAACACTATTGGCCGAATGCCGAGTCCTTCCACGATATAACAAAAACCGATTTTACAAAATATGCAAACAAAATTGATATTCTCACCGGAGGATTCCCCTGCCAACCCTATTCAATGGCCGGAAAACGAAAGGGAAAAGATGACGAGAGACATCTCTGGCCAGAGATGCTTAGATCAATTAGAGAAGTTAAGCCCAGATGGGTCATTGGCGAGAACGTTCTCGGCCTTGTTAATTGGTCAGGAGGGTTGGTATTCCACGAAGTGCAAACTGACTTGGAAGCTGAAGGGTACGAAGTATTTCCGTATGTACTTAACGCTGCAAGCGTCGGGGCGCCTCACAAAAGAGACAGGGTTTGGTTTGTTGCCAACTCCAACAACAATGGACTCAACCAATGCGACTGCGAAAATGAAATCCAGTCAAGTCAAAGAGGGTTCAATGCACTCGGTAACATTAACGAGAGCAATGGCAATGGGGATGCTTCCGACACCAAGATCAGCAGACGAGAAAATGCATTGGAAAACGGAGAATTGGAAAGGGGACGATTTGGGAAGTCATATAAACGAAATTTTTGGCACTCGTTCCCATCTGTCTCCCCACTTTGTGCTGGAGATGATGGGTTTTCCTACAAATTGGACGGAATTACCTTTTCTAAATGGCGAAAGGAATCAATGAAAGCCGGAGGCAACGCAATAGTTCCTCAAGTGGCACTACAAATTTTTAAAGCTATACAAGAGTATGAAAATAAAATAGGGCCAGCGATTAAGCCGGCCCCGACAAACGATTGGTAACAAAACACAATCATTTCGTTTCACGACAAAAATACATAAAATGTCAACACCACTAAAAAGCGCAACAATCTTTTTTCAACCTGGGACCAAAAGGCCGAGGAAGTACCGGAACATATCAACGCCATACAGTTTTGAATCATTTGCAAGGCAATCTGGCGCCTGGTATATTAACTTTTACGATCAAGCCAGCGGTAAATTTACCGGCAGAAAATGGCTAGTAACCCCAAAAAAATAGTATTTTCAGTATCTCATAGGGTTTAAGGTTTGGTTTTTGCCCCTACGTTTCTACGTTAGGGGCATTTTTATGCCCATTACGGCCCTATAATCCAAAAACCAGGGCAAAGTACCAAACCGGCACAAATCGGCTAAAAAACGGCCCAAAACGGCTTTTTATGTGCATTTATGTAGAAATGTAGGTGAAACGAAATGAATGTGGAAAAAAACTACCTCTAATTTCGGGGAAATGTCAACTATTTATAGTAACTTTGGCCCTATGTGTGCCTGCCCACACAGACACACAAGGGCCAAAAACAATAGTTAGAGAAATATATTTGGAATGTCGCCCGCCCTGGCGTAAATTGTGTAACCTACCTAACCAGCGGCCTTATGAGATTAAAAAAAGCCGCATTGAAAAAAACAATTTTTTGGCTGATCGGCGGTGCCGCAGCTTTGTATTTTTTGGCCCGGTATTCATTTTCGCAAAAAGCAATTTTTTTGCTGCGATCGGTGCGCCCATCCGGCACATTGTTACGGCCTACGTTTACAGTTGAAATAGCAGTCCAAAACCCGACTAACCAGCGAGTAGTTTTGAAGTCGCTGGCCGGATCGGTATATGTCCAGGATAAATACCTAGGCAACGTAGCAAGTTTTGGTGATCAATTCATTGAGCCAAACAGCGAAAGCATTTTAAAGCTAACGGCCCGGCCCAACGCAATGGGCGTTTTTACGTCAATTAAAGAATTATTGACACAGCCCGTTGGTAGTGTATCGGTACGTTTTACCGGATCGGCAAATGTTGATGGCACAAACATTCCGATTGAAAATAGTTTAGTGTGAATGTAGGATCTATCCTGGGCCGCCTTTCCC